GTTAGCAGCATTACCGTAATCGTTGTTGATACCAGCCTGGTTGTTACGAGCATCTTCGACAGCTTCACCAACGAAATCGCCAGTGTTCTGTGGAGAGGTGATACCAGGATTAGAAGCAGAAGCAGTTCCATACTTCGTGCCGTAGTTGCCGAAGAAAGGAATGTTCATGGACTTGTAGATCTTGATACCAGCAATCTCAACGATGCCGTTACCACGCTGACGAGCATCACCCTGATCGTCGCGGTTGATCAGTCCGTTCTCACCAACCTGTTGGATCAACGCATGGTACTGACGGGGGTTCAATACACCCACACGTCCGTCCTGGCTGACTCCCTTTTCATCGAGAGCTGCAGCAGCGTCATAGAAAGCTGTAACAAGCTTCGTAGGATCGTAAGCATCGGAAGCTGCAGTACCTGAAGAACCAACGCGGATCTGAGTACCACCGGGCTCAACAAAGCCAGTCTTTTGGACAGGGCTCTTAGCGCGAGCGCCACGAGTAACTGCACGGAAGATCAAGCGGTCGTACTTCTGGGCAAGTGCATATCCGATTTTTTTACTTATCTCGCCACGCAATTCGTAGTGCGCCAATGTTTCATCGAGATCGTACAAAAATGCACTGGAGATAAGAAGATCATCAATTGTGATTGTCTTCTCAGCCACTGGAGGTGCGCCGTCGGTGTTACCCAAAATTGCATTTCCAGGAGTATGGAACTCAGCCGTGGTGCGGCCAGTGTAGATGAACTGCAAAGATTTGCCGTTCTTAAGTGTACGCTTCATGACCAAGTCACGAGCGATTGCATTATATTCAAAGCCCTTAAACATCTCGCCAGAGAACATTTTAAGGTACAAAGCGCGGCTATCAGCAGCGCCGTTAAGACTACCAGCCCTTGTAAGAGCGGTTGTCAAAGTAGAATTTTGTTGTGCCATTTTTAAATAGAGAGTAAATGTATTCGACTCTCAAAGATCTTTGAGTTATTCAGTTGTTATATGTGGTCTTTCCCACCGTCTAGACGGCTAAGGGTATCCTCCGTAAAGGGCCAAAGCCAATAGTGATGAGGGGAATTGCACCCCTCTATAAGATCTATCTCACTTGGTGTACTTGACACCGCGATAGCAATAAGTCTTGCTTTGCACAGTAACCTCCTAAGAAGTTCCACAAGCCCCGTTCCATGCTTATGGTGTCATGCGTCCCGAAGGATGAACGGACGTGTGCTTACTTTTTTTTCTTTTTAAGAAGCTTGGTATAAGCTGCATTTTGTGCAGCCCTTACCTCATTAACACTTCTCGGTTTTTTGGTAGATTTTTTCTTAGGTGTAGGCATAGTAATTATCCAATAGAAGGTGCAACTAAGGCCACAGGTGTGGAGCTAGTTGATGCAAGATCAAGCGGGAAGTTATGTGCATTTCTTTCGTGCATGACTTCCATTCCAAGACCTGCTCGGTTAAGGATGTCAGCCCAGGTGTTGACGACATGACCTTCGCTTGATGCGATTGATTGATTGAAGTTAAATCCATTTAGGTTGAATGCCATTGTACTTACTCCCAGGGCAGTAAACCAGATACCAACCACAGGCCAGGCAGCAAGGAAAAAGTGAAGACTACGGCTGTTGTTAAATGAAGCGTATTGAAAGATGAGACGGCCAAAGTAACCATGAGCAGCCACGATATTATACGTTTCCTCCTCTTGACCAAATTTATAACCGTAGTTCTGGGATTCCGTTTCAGTTGTTTCACGAACGAGCGAAGATGTAACAAGACTTCCATGCATAGCTGAGAACAAGCTTCCACCAAATACACCAGCAACTCCCAACATGTGGAAGGGGTGCATGAGGATGTTGTGCTCGGCTTGGAATACCAACATATAATTAAAAGTACCGGAAATGCCAAGAGGCATAGCGTCTGAAAAGCTACCTTGTCCAAACGGATAAACAAGGAATACAGCGGATGCCGCTGCCACGGGTGCGGAGTATGCAACAAAGATCCAAGGCCTCATTCCAAGCCGATAACTAAGTTCCCATTCGCGTCCCATGTAAGCGTAGATACCAATAAGGAAGTGGAAGACGACAAGCTGGAAAGGTCCGCCGTTGTACAACCACTCATCGAGACTTGCTGCCTCCCAGATAGGGTAGAAATGTAGACCGATTGCATTGGAGCTGGGGACGACTGCCCCTGAGATGATGTTGTTTCCATACATGAGAGAGCCAGCAACGGGCTCACGAATTCCGTCGATGTCAACGGGTGGAGCTGCAATGAATGCAACGATGAAGCAGGCAGTAGCTGCCAATAGAGTTGGAACCATTAGGACTCCAAACCAACCAACATAAAGTCGGTTGTTAGTACTGGTTACCCAGTCACAGAAGTCATTCCAAATATTTTGTTGTCGTGATGCTTGAATAAATGTGGTCATAATTAAAGGATAAGTGCATTTGTTTTAATAACGATTAAGTAAGACCATTTTTAAGACTTGGCTGTCTAGAGCTAGGGGAGGAATTGCACCTCCCATTAAATCTATTTAGCTATTAGAAGTTATACTTGACGCCTACTTTCGTACCGTAATCATTTACGTCGTCAAAGCTTGCAGACAGCTCACCATATACAGACACACGATCTGTTGCTTGGATGGAGCCGCCCAACTTACCTGTCAACTTGGTCTCTTCTTCACCACCATCAGGTGCGAAGATCGTAGGACCAGCTTGAATATAGTAAGAGCCTACATCATTACCTGATTCATAACCCAGATGAAAATCTGTGGCATGGCCATTGAAATCAGAGCCAGTAAAACCAGCATTGTTTTCGATGTTGACATAAGGTCCAGCCAATGCAGGAGTTCCCAATGCAGCGGCTGACAGGATTGCGATAAATTTTTTCATTGTAAGTTATAAGGGTGAATAATTATTTTTTAGTTTTGACACATTTGTCTTTGCCGTTTTTAGTTCCTGCATATGAGTAACCTTTCCAGCACGCCTTACCATCAGCGCCTTTAATTTTCTTTGTAGCAGGTTTCTTTTTAGCAGGCACCTTTCTTAGCTCCTTTCTTAGGAGGCCTGCCGGGTTTTGTGTAAGTTCCTTTACCTTGTGGCATCACCATACTCCTGGGATAATTTGTCCAGTCAATGCATACGCACCAAGCGCAGCGATAACACCAAGCATTGCAAGGCGTCCATTAAGTCGTTCGGCTTTATTGTTATGTGGTTCAGTCACAGTCATAATCTCCATACGTGGTTCAGTGGGCCAGATTTGTGTATCGTTCATTAGAAATCAACATCAGATACAGCAAGCTTGTCCATGATGTCTGCACGGTATGCAGGATCATTTTCATAACGAGGATCATTCATTGCTCGTACTACTTCAGAAGTACTTCTAAATACATCACGAGGCTGCGCTGATCTACCTTGCAGTGTTTGACCTTCGTAGCCCATAGTATCTGTGTATTGTGAATAGAGACCACGCAGAGCAAGTGAGATAGCAGCTGCGTTGCCTGTATTTACAAGGTCGTTGTAAGCTTCAACATCATTAGAATCAAGAGCATCTTCTGCCCATTGCATTACATTCTGATACTCAGCTTCTCCACCAACAGCGTTATAGATAGTCGCAACATCACCGTCTTCTAATTCACGTCCGCCTTGGGCAGGAGAACCAGCTGACATTTCAATGTAAGCAGCAACCAAATCTTCAGAAGACATCGAAGCCAAAGACTCCAACATCTCTTGTGACACAGTTCCTGTCTCATCGTATTCAGTAGAAGCAAGGTCAATTAACTCTTGAACTTCAGAGTAGTCAAAAGATTCTTCTTCAGAACCCTCTTCAACTTCTGCTTCTTCGCCTTCTTCAAAAGATTCAGAGTCATCTCCACCGAGTTTCTTTTGAAGCTCAATGTAAGCGCTTTCTAATTCTTCTGCGTTTCTATACTTCCCAGCGAGAAGCTCAGAATGAGCCTCTTCCATTGCTTCGCCTACTGCAAGTGATTCAGCATCACGTGCTTCAGCATCAGACAGTGCCATAGGGTCACTGCTGGGATCATAAGTTAAAATTTCTGCCATAATGGTGGTAATTACTGTTGTACACTTTCAACGAAACCGTTGACTACATCTTGAGCCTCAGGGTTCTTACTTGGATCAGCTAGAGGTGCCTTCAACAAATCAGGTGCTTGCTGCATCATCTGTTGTTGCATCATCTGCTGTTGTTGATCTTGCTGCTCTTGTTCACGATCCTCTAAAGACTTGACAAGATTCAATGCATCAATACCTTGTGCTGCAGCAAGACGTTTAATAGCCTCATCTGGATTCAGGTATTTACCCATAACCTCTGGGCCAAGTGTTTGAGCAATTGTTGTGATGAATGCTGTAAGTGATTCACGATCTTGGCCGCGACCTAAAGCATTAATACCAGCAACAATAGTTGGATGAACAAGATCCTTAGGAATCTTTGGTAGCTGACCGCTACGTTGAAGGACCAGCAGCTTGCGGTTTAGATAAGGCAAGAGGAACTCAACAGTTAGTAGGCTGAATAATCCTCCAAGTTGCTGTTCCAATTCGAGTTGGGTGAGGCGTACCTCTTCCGCAGTTGTGCGCTCAGACTGACGCACTTGCAGTACTAAGAATGCATCAGAGATGCGACGATCTAATACTTGCATCTGTTGTGCAGCAGTAGAGAAGTCAGCGGTCTTGCCAACCTGTACTACACCAACATCATCAGGCCTTCCTTGAATGATTGCTCCGTTGCCTGCGGCGGCCAGCGTGGATGCCTTTGTCGTACTAGAGGGTGAGACAAGGAAAACAATTTTGGCCGCTGCTGCAGAGCCTTCTGTGATGGCCTGAGATAAAGCATTAAGTGATTTGAGATCACCTAAAAATTCTTCAGCTCTACCGCGACCGTAGGCTTCACCATCCACTGTATTGAATCTAAGAACCAACCAAGGACTTGCATCCTTTGGAGCCTTACCTTCAGTACCTGGAATACGTATACCGAACACCTCTTGGTGCCACAGCCAGCGGTTGTTATCTAGACGAACGTGAGTATAAACCTCACAATCCTTATTCATAATCGCTCTACCTTCATCGTCGAACTGAGACTTATAAGATTCAGTTACGGCAGCCGGAAGTAGCTCTTTATTAATAAGTTCCTTAGTTACAATTTCAATAACGTTGCCGTTTCCATCACGTTCTACAACATACCTACTAAGTGGATAGTGCTTAATGTTTTCCTTACCCATAAACAGCAAAGCGTTACCGCCGACCACTAGATGCTTAATAGCCTGGTGGACCGTGACACGATCACTGGACGCTGCAATGGAATCCATCACCATGCGTTCCATCTTTGCAAAGCTAAGATCAAGTTCGGATCGAATGTCAGCTGGTAACTCAGTACCAATTTTATCGTCACGAATTTGTAGCTTAAAGAAGGTAGTCTGTGGAGGTAGCAATGCAAGCATTAGCTTTGAAGCTAACGTCACTACCGCTTTGGCTCCAACAGACTGCCAAGGTTGAGTAAGGTTTTTACGAATAGACCTATGCTCATCCCGAGTAATAAGATAAGGAAGTGTTAGCTCTGAACACTCAATGGCTGTATCTAAAAAGTTTTGGCGTTGACTCGAAAGGAAATCATACCGTTGTTTTGCAGACATTTAATTAGCCGATATTAGAACCAGTCTTTCCACCTGCAGAGGTGTTGACTGTTGGTTTCAATTTGATACGCATAGTGCTCAGCTTTGTTTTACCGCCCTTCGATCTCATGATCGGTGACCGACCAGCAGAAGCTTGGGTAGTGTTTACCTGCTGAGGAGGTGGCGTATACTTAGGCGCAGACGCTTGCATAGCAGCTAGGCTTTTCTTGTAGTCTTCTGATTGCTGCCTAGATTGAGCGATAGCTCTATCGGCATCTCGTTGAGCTGACTCACGCGCATCGCGCATGTCATTCTCTAATTTCTTTTGGTCGCGTTTTGCTTGCCGACGTTCACGAGCGGCTCGTCCACCATCTCCACACATAATTAAGGCTCCGTAATACGTTGTTTAATAAATTCGACGACACTTCTTTGACCAGCTCGATACATGAGCCGATCATAAGAAACATCAGGGCTTGGGTTAGTCAAAGGAAAACGATCCTCTAACTCGAAAAGTAAGGCTTCTGCGCTTAACCTAAGGTCAGGCGTATTGGGGTAGATTGACATTACTATGTTCAAAGAATGCTGGGACTCGTGCTGCCTTAGTAAAGGAAAGCTCAGGAGCTTTACCCTCATACATCAAGCGATCACTAGAATCCAGCCAAAATTTTCTGTCTAAATATTTATCGGCATTGCTACCTAACGGTTGCATTACCCAATTGATAGTTGCCTTGCGGAGTTTATCAAGAGAAGGACTGACAGTAAGCCCCAACTCCCGACAAACAATACTATTGGCAGCAACGTGAATTTGTTCATCTCTACTTATATCAGCGCTTACTGTCCGCATTCCAGCGTCACCATTAGCGCGAAAGAATGGTAAAAGAACGAAGAAAATTGCACGTTCGGCAACCATCGCTTTGAGGATCGTATGATCCGGATGCGCAGTCCAAGCATCACGTAACCGTAACGCTTCAGTCTCAGCTTTTTGATTAACACCGTAAGCGGTGGCAATGTAACCAAGTGCCAAGTCGTGGTTTTCTTCGTCTTTGACATTGGATTCCAATAGCTCCCGCGATAGTGCTGGTACGTCGGAATCCAATGCATCACGGATAAAATCTCCCACAGGTAGTTCCATATGTCGCAACGCAAGAGCACGTAGTACCGCCTCTTCCGCCCCTGCCTTGCATGATCCGGCAGTTGTTTGGACTGGTGTCCATTTTCTTTTTCTGTTTAGTAGTTTCTGATAAGGGTCTTGTCTCATTCTTGGCAATCACATGTAAGTTCTTCATTGTTAAATAGTTCCTCTAGATACTTGTCAACATCTTCTGCATCTAGTGCAGCATATGCATCAGTCTTATCTTGAGTGTCTCCCATTACTTGTAAGCTGTAATAGAGAGAGGTTTGCGGAGACCTAAGCCACTCTTCCACGAACGCATTGTCGTAGGTCACTACATCACTCCAAGAGTTGAAGCTATAACCATGAAGAAGTCCTGTGCGATCAAGC